GGTGGACGATTACGGCTTCGAAAAATGGGAGGCCTTTCAGGTCGTTTCGCAGGTCGGCGTGACGCGCGTCGCCAACGCCGTAGACCCGAACTACACCGTCGTCGCCAAATTCCCGAAGAAGTACCTAAAATGACTAGCCGCCGATTGAATAGCTCACGGTGAATTCCCTGCCGTTAACCTTCACTCGCGCCCCGATCTCCTCCAATATTATCCGCTTTTGCTCGAACGCCAGGCGGGAGAGCTTTTTCGTCAGGCCGGCGATAAGGCGCTCCGCCTGGATGGCTCTCTGCCGGCGGTTTTCGGACGCCGTCCGCCGGCGCGAAATTTCAGCCTGGCGAGTGAACAACGCGCCGCGCTCCGCCTCGATCCTCTCCAGTTCGGCTTTGATCGTCCTGGCGATCGCCGGCGTCGCGTCGCGCAACTCGCGCGCCAGGTTGCGCTCCTGGCCGTCCTTCTTCGCCAGCTCGGCGCGCAGGCTCTCGAGTTCGTCCTCGACTTGGCGATCGCCGTCTTGATCCGGACCTTCGGCCAGAACCGCGCGCAGCTTGATAGGGTCGGAGATCTTTTCGACGACCTCGCGCCAGATTGCCTCCTCGATCCATGAAGCGGAGATCTGCCTGACCGGACACTTCGGCAAATCGGTGTTGAGGATACGGGCCGTAACAGTTGCGCAGCGGTAATACATTTGATTACCCGACTTGTCGGAATTGGTTGCCACGTAGAAGGGGCGACCGCATACGGCGCAGAAGATCAGGCCGCGCAGCAGCGCCGGGCGCTTCCGATTCCTGGTCTTCGCGCCGCAGTTCTTATCGAAGATTTCCTGCAGCCGATCCCAATCGGCCGGCGCGATGATCGGCGGATAGCACTCCTCCGGCAGTTTGATCCAGCCGTTCTCCGGCCGGAATTGAACGCGACCGTTTACGCTGATCCGGCGCAGCGCGGCCCCTTCACCTTTGTAGGCGGGATCGCGAAGGAGCCGGGCGAGCGTGGCCGTCCACCATTTCCCGTGTTTGACCAGCTTCGTCGCACTCTCGCCTTTAGAAGGAAAAGGCGGAAGGATACCCTCGCTGTTAAGCTGGCGCACGACCTCGTTGATACTATCTCCGGCGAGTAGCTGGCGGACAATTCTTCGCAGGACGACGGCCTCGGTCTCGTTAATCGTCGCCTTCCCGGTCTCCTGATTTTTTGTATAGCCGTATTTGTTCCGCCCGAAGCCTGGGATCTTCCCTTCCTTGATCCGCCTTATCTTCCCGCTCATTGTCCGATCGAGGATATCGTCGGGCTCCGAGGCGGCTTTTTGTCCTTTGAAGAGGATCTGAAACTGGCCGGCGAAAGTCGTCGTGTCGACGTTGTCGCGGATGAAGAAGACGTCCGTCTCCCATTCGTCGAACTCGGAGAGGATCCGAAAAATGTGATAGCCACGCCGGCCGCGGACAAGCCTGTCCTGAGCGTAGCAGTAAACCTTTTTTCTCCCGGGCGTGGATTCAAGGAGCTGCCGCAGCTCGCCGAGCTTGGGCATTTTGCTGAGATCTCGCCCGCTGAACTGCTCGCGGAAGACGCGGAAGATCTTAACGCCGTCGGCCTTGGCGGCCGCCTCGCAGGCCTCGACCTGGCTCTTCAACGAGTAGACGGTTTTGTCGTATCGGTTCGATTCGCGGGCGAAGATAATTCCGATCAATACCTCGGGCCTCTCATCCCGGCCAGGATCGAGATCAAGAGCATGCCGGCGAAGAACAGCACGAACATTGCCGGGATCGCGGCGATTGCCCATTTGATCATAAAGATGACCATTGAGTTGAAGCTCATTTTGAAATCAACTACTACCACTTCATGTCTTTCCCGGAATTTTTCATCATAAGTGGGTCGCATTGGTTGATTCCTTTCTGGAGTATTCGGCGAGGCCGGGAATCGGGCCTGACACCAATGGCAACAGGCAGCGCCTATATAATTCTGCTGTCCGCAGGCTGAACAGAATTTGGATGGTTCTTGCATGAGGGAGTCCTTTCTACAAAGGCTGATAGTATTTCCCGCGACCGAGAGGCATTCAGTCGCGGGGCCGTTTACTAGTTGTAAAAGCAAAAGAGATAGGGACTAGCTCATTATGGGGATGAGCAGGTCCGAGATATTGATGGCGACCAGGTAGGCGCCTTGAACGAGCATGCCCGCTGCGGCGATCCAATCGAGGCCACTATCGTGAATAGATACAATTCGTCCGATTACCCAGATGACTGCTTCCTTAGCGACTCTGATTAGTCTGGACGGTTGCATGATCCAGTTATAACCGGCGATATCGGGGAACCACCGGCCTATGATTACCTTCTCCGGTCTGAGCGGACTTTCACCGACGCCGAAGAGCGCCAGCGATCCGGCTCTGAGATCAACAGCGGGAAGGGTATAAAAAAGGCTTCCGTGTGGAAGTTCCGCCCATTCGCTGGTGACTCTGTATTCATCCATGATTTGTATATTCTCCTCTTTGCTGAAAAGAGGCAGCCCGTCTGTGCTCAGTTTAGGAATTTGCATTTTTCCGCCGATTCTGATGCCGGCGGCTAAGGGCAACTTCCATCCAACGTCGCCGAACAGGCTGCGCTGGATTTATTCGGCGTGTTTTAGTGATCACGGCGATCTGGGCGGGCCATATCATGGCGGATTTGCAAGAATGGACTGATAAGGGGGAGCGCGCATTGAAGCCTCCTTTCTTCGTGTTGGACAGACGAGTATTTATCCAATGGGTCGGCAAAAGGCTATGATTGCGATAAAAGCAATGCAATCGGGGCAGTTCAACGCGGTGTGTAGAAGTCAGCTCTTTTTTCGACGATCTCTCGATCGCTCAGCCTCGGAGGTTACGTCGTCAAGATCTATGATTGTGTGAGTATGTCGAGCCATCAATAATTCGAGCATTCGATCGGCGCTTTCGAGCAATGGGCGAACGATATTTCGATCGTCCTCAGTAACGCCCTTTTGCTCGAAGAAGAGGGCGCGGTCGAGAGCGTCCTCTATGGTCTCTTGCCGAACGGTTCCTCGCTGAACCGTCGAAAGCGCCTTGAACACTGCGGCCATTGTTCGATTGAGATCCGCTTTATCAATCGCTAAAAATTGAGCGATCCTGAGCATTGTAGAGTGTTTTGTGCTCGCGCCGCCTTCGAGGCGATACCAAGTTTGCGGATGGATCTTTACTTCTTCAGCCGCGGCCTCCTGTGACAGACCCTTCTCTTCGCGCCGCTTGCGCATCCAAAGGCCGAACATCTCCCAGTCAATAAACGGCTTTTCCGTTCGTTTTTGTGTCATCTCAACATTTAATGTTGCCTGCAAAATATGCTGAGAGCAATCAGTATTTCCACAACATTTTTTGTTGACCTCGTCTGTCGTCATAGATATATTCGGTCAATGAACTCGACTCATTACAACCCGGGCAAGCTAAAGACTTGGCGCGAACAAAAGGGAATGTCTCAACCGGAAGTGGCGGAAGCCTTAAAGATACATTCGGGAACCGTTTACAGAGCTGAGGCCGGACAAAACGTCTCCTATGAACTGCTCTGCGATCTGGCAGATTTTTACGGACAAGACGTTATAGATCTTCTCTATTCGCGGCAAGTCGCCGTCGCGGCCTAAATTTTTTTCTGCATTCTCTCAACATTTTATGTTGAAGACTCAGCGTAAAATGCTTATACTTCATGTCGTCTTACATGGAGTTCTCGATGGAACAACCGAAATGCCAAATCTGCGGACGCGCTCTCGAAAACCTCGATTCGATCAATCGCGGCATTGGTCCGGAATGCCTCACCAAGCGCGAGAGATTCCTGGCAGCCGGCGGGTCGAACGTCGAAGAGATCGAGAGCCTGGCGCTCTGCGGAGATCCGAACGTGACGCGCTGGATCCCTTGGATCTGGGGAGCGATCGGCAAAGGGCGTCAGGGTGACGTCGACAGATTTATCGAAGCCGCTCGGCGCGCCAGGCAAGCCTCGGCGCTACCGGCGGCGGCCTGATCTTTTCAGTTCCGGAAGCAGGCCCCACGGCTTCCGATCGAGGGCGAGTCTCCATATCGGATGCTCATTGGCGCTCGCCCTCGAGTCCTTTCATCGCCGCAATTGAGCGCGAGGCATTCGATACCGACGGCTCCGCGCGATCCAGGCGCGGAGCCGAAGAGTTCGGCGATCTATTTCTTGATTGAGCATAAGTGAATTTAGCCGCGTCAGGCCTCGACGTGGAAGTCTTATTTACCGTTGCCATTTTAGACACTAATGAGAAGGACAGAGACGAGACCTATATCAGGCGACCCACCTCGCTCTGAAGATGAAATGCCAGCAGGATGGCGAGTGCTTGAACGTGCGCTCACAAACCCCGATACGGGGATACTCGAAGACATATCAGAAGTCGCAGAAGACGCCGGCGTCAGTGAAGACACTGTTTACAAATGGATCCGCCGGCCTTCGCGCAAGAAAGATCCCAAGGCCACCGGCCGCAAGAATCCTATCGATTACTTCCTGCGCCTGCTTCGCGCGGTCTATCTGACGACCCCATGGGGAGCCAGGCTGATTATGCGCTACGTCCTGAGCGAGTTCGCTCGACTCGAAGCGAAGCATGGACAGGAAGGACCGATCCTCGTCGCGTGGCCGTCGCTCGAGAAAAAAGAGAGAGTTGATGAAAGCCAGACTGATCAAAAGAAAACTACTCGAGGCCGCGCCGCCCGCGCCCGCGCCGCGGCCTAAATCGAAGCCGGCGGCCAGGCCTCCGCGGCCGTCGTCGCAGAAACCGCCAGTTAATCCGCGCGCTGCTTTCAACGCGCTATTTAGAAAGCCGGCAGGAGAGAAAGAGTGAAAAACGCAACCGACATTGCGCCCTGGTCTGATCGGCTCTGCCAGACGCTTCGAGAGATCGCCGACGAGGTCATCCGCGAAAGGGAGATCTTCGCGCTCTGCCGAGAATTGATCGAGCGCGGCGTCAAGCCTGGCCTGGATCTTTCGATCTCGCTCGAAGAAGACATCGTCGTCGTGCGCCAGGACGGCCGAGAGATCGCGCGCGAACGGCTCGAAGACGATCGAGAGGACTGGCTCTTCGAGGACGGGCCATGGGTCGCTCGTCTCCAGGAGCTTTCGGAGAGTTTTTCAATAGCGCTGCCGATGGCGGCGTGAATGGCGAGGGCGAGCGTCCTCGCCAAACAAAAACAACCGCGCTTGTGGCGGTTGTTAAAGGCCCGGGCGGCCGAGTGGTCGCCCGGTTTATCCACGAAGAGTTTATGGCGAAGGTCAACACAAAGGCAATGACACCGGACGAACTCCGCGCATGGCGGAGCGAGGTCGGCAGGCGCGGCGGCCTGGCGCGAGCGCAGCAGTTCACGCCGGCATCGCAGCGAGCCGCGAGGCGCAGAGTCTCGAGCGAGAGCTGCCGGCTAAACGGCAAGAAGGGCGCGGCCAGGACGATCGCTTTGCACGGCTACAAGGCGCTTTTCGAAGGATCTCGGCGATCGCGCCTGGCCAACCCTTCGCCGTGCGAGCTGATAATGATGGGACTTCTGAAGACGCTCGGCCTCCGCTACGAGCGCGAATACGTCCTCGGCGAAACGCTTTACACGCTCGATTTCTACATCGCCGAGTACAAGCTCGGAATCGAGGTTGACGGCTCGATCCATGACCCCGGCAAGCCGGACCAGGCGAAGAGGATTCAGCACGCCGAGCGCAAGGCGGCGCTCTGCCGTTGTATGCGGATCAATTTGATCAGGATCCATCATAGCGAACTGAAGGGCGACGACTTGAGCGGCGTTATAGCGAAGATCGAAGAGATTGCCGGCGCGGGGTGTGCCGGCAGTGGACGGCCGGGAAAGACCGGCAAAACGGGTGAACCTCCTGTTTACGGCGCGGCCGCCCTCCCAGTCGGCCGCGCCGATTTTTAAATCTATGGACTTAATAACCGGTTTCATATTGGGCGCTCTGGCGATCGGCTTCCTATGGGCGCTCCGCGAGCTGGAGCGCCGGCATTGGTTCGAGGACGTGTCCGAGGAGATCGAGACGCTGCGCGGGCGGGACAGGCGCGCCAGAGAGTTACTCGGCTCTCTATACGTCCGCCTGCGCGCGACTAATGACGAGTTCAGTCTTAGCGGGAAGGGTGCGCTGCCGTCCCCCGCGATAACGAAGGCCGAACGGCCGGAGCTGCAGCACGTCTCAAAACCGTTAGCGAGAAGAATTACGGCGAAATTAACGGGGCTGCATGGGAGTGGCGGCCCCATTTTTGCGGGAGGTAGCCATGAACAGCGGTGAAGCCTTGGCGATAGTTGATCGCCAGGACGCGGCGCAGGCGTTGATGCCAGTGCTAAGCGTCGAGCAGGCCGTCGCGCGATATGACGCCGTTGTCGGATTCGTAAAAAGCCTGATGCACGAGGGCGTAGACTTCGGCACGATTCCAGGCACGGACAAGCCTTCGTTATGGAAGGCCGGAGCCGAGAAGCTGACGACGTTTTTCGGATTGAGTAAGCGATTCCTCCTCGTCGAGAAGATCGAGGACTGGTCCGGCGCCGATCACGGCGGCGAGCCCTTTTTCTACTATTCCTATCGATGCGCGCTCTACAAGGGCGATCTGCTTATCGCCGAGGCGGACGGCTCGTGCAACTCGTTCGAGTCGAAATATCGCTGGCGCAAAGCCGAGCGCGTATGTCCGGCCTGCGGAGCGTCGGCAATCCTCAAGAGCAAGTTTGAGGACGGCGGCTGGTTTTGCTTCAAGAAGAAGGACGGCTGCGGAGCGAAGTTCGACAACGGAGATCCGGACATCGTGAGCCAACAAGTCGGCCGCATACCGAATCCCGACATCTGCGATCTGGTCAATACGCTTCAGAAGATGGCGCAGAAACGCTCATTCGTGGGCGCCGCGCTGATCGGCGTTAACGCCTCCGAATTCTTTACTCAGGATCTCGAGGATCTCGTCGAAGAGACGAACGGAGACGCTCGGCCGGCCTCGGCCGCGCCCGCGCAGAAGAAGGCCTCGAGCCAGGCTCCGCGGCCGCCGGCGCAAGCCTCTCAGGCCAACGGAAAATCGGCCGAAGAGAAGGCGCTCGACGATCTGCTCCTCGCTCACTGCGCGAAGGAGAAGGGCAAGGCGAACGGGCCGGCATTCTTCAACGCGATGTATTCGAAGAAGTCGCTCGAGGAGAAGCGCCAGGCCGTAAAGACGCTCGGCCTGGCCGTCGTCTCTCCTTCCGCTCCTTCCGCTCCGGCTCCGGAGCCGCCTCCGCCGGCGGAGGACTTCGTCGAGGGCGAATTCATCGAGTCCACGCCATCGCCGGCGAGATTGGATATCGAAAATCTCTGCGACCAACTCCACGTACTCGGCTGCTCTGTCGACCACATCAACGCCAAGATCGCCAAGATTACGGGCGGGGTCTACGCGACCGATGAGATCAACGAGGCCGACCTTCCGAAGGTCCGGATGATGCTCTCTCGTTACGTCGAGATGGGCAAAGCAGCCGCGGCCGAGATTGAGAAGGAGTTCAAGAAATGAAAAATCCGGCTCTCGCAATACCGCAGGCGATCCATCATTCCGGCCAGTTTCAGCAGCAGGATCTCGGCGATACGATTTATCTCTTCGACGGAGAAGGACCAGGCGCGGAGATTTTCCTCGGCGAGATCTACAACGCCGAGGATTTTCCGTGCCTGGAGGAGGAGCGGACGGAAGAGATCGAAGAGATCGCTCTCGCCTTCGCCGACAAGCTCGTCCTCTCCTACAAGTGCCACGACGCGCTGCTGATGGCCTGCAAAGCATACGAGGCCTTCGACGAGCACGCTTCCAACTGTGCTAATTGCGACGAGTGGGGGCCTGGCAATTGCCAAGAGGGCGCCAGGATATATAGCGACGCCCATCGCTTGAATCGCGCCGCTCTCGACAAACCAAAACCCAAAGCCAAAGGAGGGTCCGATGCTACCAGTTAATGAAACTGTCAAGGCGCTTAGCGCCCTGGCCATTGCCTTGGCGAGATTCAAATCGCGAATGACCGAGGAGATGCGCGAATCTCTTGCCGATGCCGTACACAGGACGAACATGAAAGTCCCGCCCTTGCCACCTGTTCACCACTACGAAAGGACTGCTGATGCCGACACTGCTTCAAATAGCCGAAGAGATCATGGCGCTTCACAATCTGCTAACTGAGTGCGGAGGAGAGTTGACCGACGAGCAGGCCGAGGAGGCGATCGACGGATGGTTCGCCGAGACGAACGCCTCGCTCGAGAAAAAGGTCGATAGCTGTTGCTGGCTGATCCGCGAATTCGAGGGGCGCGCGGAGATCCGCGAGCAGGCGGCGAAGGCTCTGATGGCGATCGCCGGCACGGACACGAACGAGGCGAAGCGTCTGAAAGCTCGTTTGAAGTTCTACCTCGAATTGTGCGGCGTCTCGAAGCTCGAGACGCCGCATTTCAAAGTCGGGATCCAGGCTAACGGCGGCGCTCTGCCTCTCGTCGTCCCGCCGGCCTGGGAGGCCGAGCCGGCCTCGGCGCCTGAAGCCTTCCACAAAGTCGAGATCAGACTGAATACGACCGCGATCCGCGAAGCGATTCGAAACGACGAAGAGACTCATGGCGCCTATCTGGCAGAGCGCGGCACGCATTTGAGGATCCGATGAAAAAGCCCTTTCTCAAAACAACCTGGTCGGAGATCAAAGTCGGCGACGTCGCGCTTGTGGCCTGGCGGAAGGGCAGGAAGTTCGACGTCGCCGAGGTCGAAATCACAGAGCGCGGCGACGATCCGACGCTCGCCGACGAGCAACTCGTCGCCGTCTTTTTCCGAGTTGACGGACTGGTCTACGGCCAGACGTTCGGCTCCGACGAGACGGCATATGTGCAATCCAGACTCTAAGGAGGCGATGAAGATGTGCGATTACTCTTTGCATGGCCTGAAGAATCGGCTCGCCGTCGAAGGCGAGCGGCTCTTCGTCCATAGATTCCACACCGGATCGAAAGGCCTGGCGTCGGCCGCCGATCTGAGATCGCTCGAGAAGCCGCTCGAGGCCAGCGCCGGGATCTTCGCAAGATGGAAATACTGGATCGAAAGCCTTGGCCGGCCGAGTAGCGAAGAGTTGATGAAGACGCTGCCGGCCGTCTGCGTCCCGCCTGGCTCGCGCCTGTACGTCGAAGGCATTCCGCCTTATCTCCAGGAGGAATACAAAACCGGCGAGGCCGAAGAGGTCGTCTTCACGCAGATCTCGGCGAACGCCTTCGAGTATCGAGACGCTTTTCGCTTCGAGAACGGCCGCCAGGTCCTGATCCAGAGATTCGACGAGCAGACGACCGTCGAGGTTTTGAGCCTGCGGCTCGTCGAAGAGCCGGCCATCATTTCGATCGAATGGGGGACCGGCGCCGATGTCTGAATCGAATCGTCAATCTCTCGAGCAAAGCAGCGTCCAGAGCATCTACGTCGAGCGCGTCTTTAACCTCGGCAATTATGAAAACATCAAGATCGGCGTCCGCGTCGAGATCGGCGGAGACGACGATCCAGGCCGCGTCCTGGCCTCTCTCGAGCGGATCTTTAACGATCTGCGCGCGTCGAGCGGCGCCTCGAGCTTCGACTTGAACAGAGCGCAGAGGATCCTCGCCACGCCAGAGGCCGAACTCGACGAGAGCGACAGGAAGCGCCTCGAGCAATCCCGCGAAATTATGCGCCGGCACGAAGAAGCGAGCGAGCGCCGGCGGAAGGCCAGGCAGGCACTCGCCTCTCTCAATTACACGTCGCAATACAAGGACCACAAAGAAGACTGGAAGGACGACGAGGACGGCTTCGACGTCGAGGTCTGAGTCTTTCGGAAGCTCCATGATCCTGCGCGATTACCAATCCGAAGCGATCGAAGCGATCTTCGCCGCGTTCGAGCGCGGCCTCCGGCGCCAGCTCCTGGCGATGGCTACGGGCGCGGGCAAGACGGTCGTCTTCGCCAACCTCGTCGGCCGGCGTCCTGGCCGCGCGCTCGTCCTGGCGCATAGAGATCGCCTGATCCAGCAGGCCGCGGCGAAGATCGGCTCCGTCCTGCCGCTGTCGGATCTGGGGATAGTGATGGCCGAGCAGGACCGGCGGCATGCGCGCTGCGTCGTCGCCTCAGTGCAGACGCTTGCACGTCCGCGCCGGCTCTCGAAGATGCCGAAGTTCGATACGGTCGTCATAGACGAATGCCAACGCTCGGCCGCGAAGACTTATCAGCGGATCCTCGAGCACGTCTGCCACGAAGAGACGCTCGTCCTCGGGGTGACGGCGACGCCGTCGAGGACGGACGGCGTCGGCCTGGACGCCGTATATAGCGAAATCGTTTATCAGGTCGGCATTCTCGATCTGATCGAGCGCGGTTATCTCGTCCCGCTCCGCGGCCAAAGAATCACGATCGAGGCCGACTTCTCGAAGCTCCGCCGTCAAAGGAACTCCGACGGGATCAGAGATGTTAAGCCGGACGAAGTCGCCGAAATCATGGACAAGGCCAACTGGTTCGAGCCGGTGGCCGAAGGCTGGCTGAAATACGCGCCGGATCGCCGGACGCTCGCCTTCGTCCCGCGCGTAGCGATGGCCTACAAGCTCGCCGAGCATATCCGAGGCCTCGGCGTCCGAGCCGTCGCGCTCGACGGCTCGACTCCGCAAGGCGTTCAGCGCAAGGCGCTCGCGGATTTCGAGCGCGGCCAGATCCAATTCATTGCGAGCTGCGATCTCCTGACCGAAGGCGTAGATCTGCCGTCGGCCAACTGCGCCCTGTTGGCGCGGCCGACGGAGAGCCAGATCGTCTACTCGCAGGAGATCGGAAGAATTACGCGACTCTCGCCGGAGACCGGCAAGACGGACGGCCTCGTCCTGGACGTCGTCGGAGCGACGAATCAGCTCGATCTCGTCACGCTCCCGAGCCTCTTCAGCCTGCGCGAGCTGAAGGACGGCGAAGAAGTTACGGCCGCCGTCAAGCGCGAGAAGGAGGAGGACGAAGAGGCCGCGGCCGAGCAGATGGATCTGCCGGAGCTGGCCGAAGGCATAGTCGTCGGGCAAGAGGTTGATCTTTTTCGGCGGAGACAGCCGGAGATCAAGAAGCCTTTTAACTGGCAGGCTCATCCCGAGCAACGGCGCTCGAGTTTGCTTGTCGCCGGCCACAGGATCGAGGTTTGGCGCGAGAGCGCGGACGGCCCCTATATCTTCGCCGACATGAACTGGCGGAGCGATTTCGCCGGCCAGAGCTGGAATCGAGACGATGCAAAAGCCGCCTGCGAGGCCGAAGCTCGACGATTGATATACGGAGAATGGGCGAACGATCCCGCCACCGAGAAGCAGATCAAAATGCTAAGCAGGAACAAAATCCAATTTCGCCCGGGCGTAACGAAGGCGGAGGCCAAGGAATTGTTGCAGCACATCTTCGACAGGATAGAGCGGGCGAAGAGCGCGAGGGCGGCCGCATGACGATGACCTATCAAGAGACGATCAAAGCCGAACCGAGGCTCAAGGAAAACGAAGCTCGCTTCGAAAACGGCCTGCTGCTTTGTTCGAACTGCTCGACGCCGGCGTCGGCGTCTCTGAGCGTCGCCGTCGGCTGGATCGGCTGCGCGCCTTGTATCACTGGCCAGGCGGCCAGCTTCAACGACGAGGATCTGATTCTGGAGGGAATGAAGGCGAATGTCTAAAACAATGAAAGCCCTGTCGCTCTGGCAGCCTTGGGCGAGCCTGATGGCCGTCGGCGCGAAGAAGATCGAGACGCGGAGCTGGCCGACAAGTTATCGCGGCCTCGTTGCGATCCACGCGGCGAAGAAATGGGATAGCGAACTGGCGGACATCTGTTTTCGCAGGCCATTTGTTGACGTTTTGAGCGTTACTCCAGAATGGCAGGAGCGAGCCAAGGCGATCCCATTCGGTGGACCCGAAGGATTGCCGCGGGGGTGTTTTGTCGCGGTCGGCAGGCTGTCTAACTGCATTTCGACGAGCGATCATCCGAAGCTGATTCCGGCGAATACTACCAACGAATACGAGTTCGGCAATTACGCGCCCCGCCGCTTTATGTGGGTCTTCGACGAGATCTGGAAGCTCTCCTCGCCTGTGTATTCGCGCGGCTATCAACAACTGTGGACGCCGGACGAGGGGCAGAAGGACGTGATCTTCGCACTATTGCCGGAGGAAGTGGAGCATGGCTCGACGGAGGCGAGTCTTGAACAGGCGCAGGCGAATTAAAGCTGAGCAGGCGCAGAAGAGATAACAGGATGACGTCAAACCTCACACATCCCCCGAGGCCTGTCCCGATAGAGCCGCAGTTCGATCGAATACCGGAGGAGCTGCGCGAGCGGCCGCAGTGGGTCGTCTGGCGATACGAGGCCGACGACAAAAAGTGGATAAAGATCCCTTACGATCCGAAAACTGGATGGCGCGCGAAGAGTACCGACTCGGAGACCTGGCGCTCGTTCGAATGCGCGGCCGAGTCCTATCAGAAGGCATACGGCGGCCCGCGTCCATACGACGGCGTCGGCTACGTGTTCGCGGCCGACGATCCATACTGCGGCGCCGATCTCGATCACTGCTTCGAGGAGATCGAATGCCAGCAGGCCTTCAGCGTCGAGGCCGCTCGATGGATCGAGACTTTCGACTCCTATACGGAATATTCAGTGAGCGGCGAAGGCATTCACGTCATTATGAAGGCGAAGCCGAGCCGGAATTTCAAGAACGACAAGGCCGGCCGCGAGCTATACGATCGGACGCGCTATTTCATATTTACGGGCGCTTCCTATCACGAGGAGCCGCTGCCGATCGCCGAGCGCCAGGAGGAGGCCGAGGCCTTTATCGCCGAATATACGCCGCGCAAAGACGCGCCTCGAGAGCCGGCCGCCAGGCCGACGAGTTCCGCGGCCGGCCAGTTTAAGAACTGGGACGATCTTCGCGCCGAACTCGGCCGCAGGATCGCGGCGCACGAATCCGCGCATAAGAACTCGAGCGGCAACATTGATTGTCGAGGGGTTTGCCATAACGGCGAGGGGAAGACAGGGCTCTATTATTCGCCGTCGAAAAATACGGCTCACTGTAACAAGGGATGCGATCAGGCGACGATCTTGCATGCCTTCGGATTGCCCGCCGAGCCGACTTTCGGGCGCGGGCATTCGTCGAGTAACGGCCGCCAGGCGGATCCGGATCCGGCCAGGCCGCCGGCGGCTTCGACTGCTGTAGCTCCGCCGGCGGAGTCCTCCGACGCGCCGGCGCAATCCGGCCAGGATGAGGAGATCGAAAAAGCTCGGAAGATCGTCGCCGAACTCCCCGGCAAATTGCTCGAGAGCGGCAAGGCCGCCTTCGAGCCGGACGTCCTCGGCGCGCTCGCGCTATTCAGAGAGCGATCGCCAGGAGACTATCAGGAGGCGAAGGAGATCCTCCGCGGCGCGAAGATTTCGCTCCGAGACATCGAGCGCGAGATCAAGAAATATCAGCCGAAGCTCCGGCTCGTGAAGCCGGACGAGGATCTCACTCAATACGCCTCGGATTTTCTCGAAGACTCGCCGATTCCGGATCTGATCATCCCCGACGGATACAAGCTCGAGGCCGATCGGACGCTCGGCCAGATTCCGAATCCTCTCGGCTTTTCGATCATGGAGCCGATCGCCTACGGCGCGCTCCTGATCACCGGCCGGACGAAGGACGTCGACGGCGAGGCCGAAGGCGTTCGCGTCTCCTGGAGGCGCGGCGGTGCCTGGCGCCACAAGATCGTCGACCGCGGCGTCGTCGCTAACGCCCGGGAATTGGTTTCGCTCGCAAACACCGGCTTTCCTGTTACCTCTTCCGACTCGAAACTGCAGGTCGAATATTTCGCCAAGTTCGAGGCCGCGAACTTCTCGGAGCTGCCGACGGCGCGGACGACGTCGCATCTCGGCTGGCAGGGCTCAGACTGCAAATCGGGTTTTTCGATCGGAAGGGATTTCGTAAAGCCCGACGGGGAGATCGTCGAAGCGGAGATCCGCGCCGACTCCATGAACTGGACGAACAAGGCGATCGCCTTCCGCGGCGCCGACGCCGGCGACGATCAGGTCGTCGAAGGATATCGCGCCGAAGGTGATCTCGACGCCTGGATCGAGGCCGTCGAGAAGATCGCGCCATATGCGCGCGTCGTCAGCACGATATATGCCTCGCTCGCCTCTCCGCTGTTACAGTTGCTCAATCTGCCGAATTTTATCGTCGATCTTTCGGCCAGGATCTCGCAGGGGAAAACAACGGCGCAGCGCGCGGCCGCCTCCGTCTGGGGCGTGCCTGACGAGCGCAAGCCTGGCGCCGCGATCCAGACATGGGATATCAGCAAGGTCGGAGCCGAGCGCGCGAGCGCCGTTTTAAACGGCATCCCGCTAATCCTCGACGATACGAAGCGAGCCAAAAATCCGCAGATCATCGCCGAGACTCTATATCTCGTCGCGTCCGGCCGCGGCAGAGTGAGAGGCTCGCTCAAAGGCCTTCAGATATCGAAGACCTGGCACACCGTTCTTATCTCCTCCGGCGAGCAGCCGGTGACCAGTTTTACAAACGACGGCGGAACGAGGATGAGAACGCTCGAGATCGAAGGCGCGCCCTTCGGCCGCCAGGACGCCGAGACCGGCAAGATCGTCGAGCTGTTCAATCTGGCGATTTTGAGCAACTACGGCCACGCCGGCCGGTGATTTGTCGCCTGGCTCGCGGAAAATCTCGATCAGCGCGACGAATGGAAGCAGGAGATCGGCAGGCGCGCCGAGGAATACGTTCGCCAGGCGGCGAGCGAACGAGCCGGCCGCCTGGCGCTCTATGCCGCCACGATCGCGCAGGCCGCCTCGCTCGCGCATAAGGCGCTCGATCTGCCATGGGTCTTCGAGGATCCGATTCGAAAGCTATGGGCGGAGATCTCCGGAGAGGCCGAGGACGCCGTCGGCGCCAGGCGCGCGCTCAGATATTTGCTCTCCTGGGCGTGGGCGAACGAGGCGCGATTCATTGGGCGAGAACAGGAGAATAATCGAGGCGTTCCGGTCGCGCCGTCGGCCGGCTGGATCGGGCGTTGGGATCGCGAGGAGGATTTCGAATTCATTGGCTTTTATCCGCATCACGTCGAGGACCTGTTAAGAGGCCAGAAATTCAATCCGGAAGCGGTCATGAGCGAATGGCGCGAACGAGGCTGGCTCAAAGTGAAGGACGACGGCCAGAGGCGCTTTACTTGCGAGCATCGGGTCCGCGGCGAAGTCAAACGGGCCCACCTGATAACAGTTCTCAGAAAGGGGATTGATGAGATCGACGCATAAGTGCGCCTCGAGGCGCTCGAGATCTCATACGAAGCTCCGGAAGAGTGGCGACAGTGGCGACGCTCAGGCGACACTTGTGGCGACAACTGTTTTGTTGACGCCATTGCCTTTAAATCCGGTTTTCGCGTTTGTCGCCTGTGTCGCCTGTCCAAAAAATTCCCTACATGAGGCATTTGATAAAAATCGAAGTAGCTCGTTTTTTATTTCATCCTCGCGCATGGGAGAAAAAATTTTAGTGGCGACACAGGCGACAAGGCATATAAACAATATCTATCTATATTAAATAGAGTAATTAACTTGTCGCCAGTCTTGTCGCCTATCCGTCGCCACACAGGCGACAAATTTTCAGCAAAAGCCGAAGGCACAGAAAACAAAGGAGAATCGCAATGATCACGACTGACAAGAAAGCCGACTCGGCCTTGAGGCCTCTGCCTCCTGGTTGGAGCTGGGGCTATAGAGACAGACGAGTTCCGGCGTATAGAGCGAGGCCGAAATCGAAAGCGAAGTCCGCTTCTACTGCATAGCAGGCCCAGGCGGAAACCGGGCGATTTTAAACGATCGCCCTCCGCCGCGAGGACAATAGCCATGAACTCAATGGAGGCGATTTAAACGCAAAATGAATACCTCACAGAAAGAACTCAAGCTCGCCCCGATCCGATGCCCCAAGTGTAAATTGGTTCTGTTTGAGATCACTCCGACGCGCGAGGCTTTTTCGGTCAGGATAAAATGCCGACGCTGTACGCGCCGACGCCGCGCTCATATGCTCCGACGCCGCGTCAGCGTCTATGTCGTCGTTCAAATTTCTCTTGAAGCGGCGCGAGAGCCTGACATAGACTCGAATCCTGAAAAATCTGAGCGCCTCTAATTGACGCCGAGATATTTCGCGCCACCGAGCGCCAGCGGTCCGCAGGGCCGCGCGGCGCTTTTTCTTTTTTCTGCTGAAGTAAAAACACCCATCCCCCGGAATGAGGTGCTCATGGGAGTAAAAATTCAAACGATGATAACCCCCACCGACCTTTTCGGAGAGGCAATCAAGGCTCTGTTATTTGCGGCGATCGGCTGGTTCGCCTCAACTCTTAGCACTCAACGGAAGTTCGACGACTTCGAGAGGCGGATCGTGGCGCCAGTTCGCGAAAGCGTCTCGAAGCTCGAAGGGGCGTCCGCCGTATTCGTAACGCGCGAGGAGCTGAAATCGGAGATCTCCTCACTGCGAACCGATTTCAAAGAGGCGGTCGCCGAGGTAAAGCAACTTATCAGCGAACTGCGGTCGCCGAGGTAACTATGCTTAGGAATTTTCTCTTCAGAATCGAACAGTACGCCCGCGAGAATCGCGCCAGACTGATCAAGTGGCTTCTGAGGCTAACGGCGACGCTGATCGCGCTCTTACTGATCGTCGCCGGCGTCGAGCGCTTTAAGCAATGGCGATACGAGAAGCACGTCCAGGCGCTCGATCAGCAAATTCGAGACGCCGACGCCCGGGTTGAAAAGTTAGAGGCCGAGAACGCCGATCTTAAAGGCGAGATCGCGGCGAAGAAAGCCGAAGCGCGCGATCTGGAGATCCGCGCCAAGGCCGCCGAATCGGCGCTCGAGAGTATCCGAAATGTCAACGTTACGTTGAAAGGAGATTATGAGAAAGCTCGCTCTGTCCCTGTCGCTCCTGCTGACACTTCCGTCGCCAGCGTTTGCGCGCAACTGGCAAGACTCGACCACCCGTGCCGATGACGACTGCGCCAAACTTGCCCGCGCCTGCTCGGCCGCGGCCGTCGAACTTGCGGCGGCAAGGAAGCTAATCGAAGGCTACGAGCGAGAGATCACCGCGGCCGCCGAGAGGATCGAGATCGCGCGGAAAGAGGTCGAGTCGCTCAGAGAGCTTTCCGGCCTCGAGGCCGATCGCGCGGAGAAGCTCCAGGCCGTAATCGACGCCGAGCGCGAGAAGATCCAGGCGCTTACCGGAAAGATTGACCTGCAGGAGAAGCGGATCGCCAGCCTCGAAGGCAAACTGAAGCGCGCGCGTAAATTCGCGCTCGTCGCCGGCGTGGCCGTCGTCGTCGTAATCCTGATCGGAGTTCGCAGATGAGCGAAAAATGGAGAGATCGAAAAGTCGAGACCCGGCGGATGCGAGTCGGCGATGTTCTGCCGCATCCGATGAATCCGAAGATTCACCCCGAGGGCCAGCTCGCGCCGCTGCGTGGCTTGTTGGAAACGGTCGGCAAGCTCGACGACCTCAAAGCCTACCGCTCAGAACGCGCTGGCGGCGCCCTCGTGTTCTTCGACGGCCACGGTCGGCAGTCACTCGATCCGAACGCCGAATGGGATGTGGATATTTACGACCTGACGGACGCGGAGGCGGATCTGGCGGTCGCCACATTCGATCCGATTGGCTGGCAAGCCGAGCAATCCCGCGTGATGCTGGATCAGCTTTTGCGCGAGGTCTCGACGGGCGACGCCGCGTTGCAGAAACTGCTCAGTGACGTTGCGGAAGAGAGCGGACTGTATTTTGGCAATGAAAGCAAAGCTCCCGGCGCCGGGGGCGACGATTTCGACATGGCGCCCGACGAAGAGCAGACTCGCGTGATGTATGGCGACATCTGGGCATGTGGTGAGCATCGTGTGTTGTGCGGTGATAGCACGAAAGCGGAGGATGTGGAGCGGTTGATGGTGGGGCAGAAGGCCGCAGCATCCATCACTGATCCGCCATATAACGTGGGGATTAGTTATGGTGAGAATTATTCTGATCAGCAGTCATTTGTGGAATATCAGGAGTTTTCGCGTCAGTGGTCTGCATTGGCGCTACAAAATGCAGATGGCTTAGTTTTTACGCCCGGTACAGGTAGAGGTCTAGTCAACTTCCCGTTGTGGTTCGCAATAGGAATGCCGTACTGGATGGCCATTTGGGTCAAGAAGAACACGACGACACACTCGTGCATTGGAGGCTTCCAGGCTTGGGAGCCTATACTGATTTACAATAAGCCGAAAAAGAAGATAGGCCAGGATATTTATGACATCCCAATAGGCATGCAGTTTCATGACGGACAACCGCTTAACGAATTGCACCCCACGCCTAAGATTCTCAAACTATGGGAGACGCTGATCAGTGATTTTACAGATGTTGGCAACTTGATTTACGAACCATTCGGCGGTTCGGGCACGACGTTGGTTGCGTGTCAACGCACATCTAGGACTGCCCGCGTTATCGAGATCGAGCCGAAATACGTCAACGTGATCCTCTCGCGATGGGAAGCGGAAACGGGCAAGAAAGCCGAGTTATTAGAGCGTCTGGATGGGTGAGAAACTGACCAATCTGACACCTAAAAAAAAGGGCAAAGGCAAAAAGCCGGTTGATACGTCATGGCATCCTCGATTCATTGAACTGCTTGGCACGACCTGCAATGTGACGCTGTCATGCAAGGGGGCGGGGATCACCAGAGAAACCGCATATGAACACAAAAAGCAGATGCCCGAATTCGCCGCTCAATGGGAAGACGCGAAGGAAGCCGCAATCGAGATCCTCGAGGCCGAGGCCTGGCAGCGCGCAAAGAAGAAGAGCGATCTCCTGATGATCTTTCTCCTGAAGGCGCACAAGCCGGACAAATACAGAGAGCGCTCGGAGGTTGACGTGACGAGCGGCGGCAAGCCGTTACTCGATCCGCTCGCCGCTGCGCTCGATAAGGCCTATGGCAAAGGCAAAAAATAGCCAGCTCCGGCATATTGAAACGCTCGCGACGGAATGCGCCATAACTGCGCGCGAACTCGGCGCGCCTCGAGATCAGATCAAAAACTTCTTCCGCGGCCATTACATTCCGCAGCCGAAGCAACTCCAATTCCATGCCGCTTGCAGACTCGCCGATCTGCCTGGCGGTCCGGATCAGATCGGATTCGGAGGCGCGAGGGGGCCAGGAAAATCGCATGCCGCCTTCGCCCAGGTCGCGCTCGACGATTCGCAGCGCTGCGAAGGCCTGAAGACTCTCTATATTCGCAAGGTGGCGAAGAACGCCCGCGAGCAGTTCGAGGACCTGCGCCGTAACGTACTCCGGCACGTCCCGCACGATTACAACCGCCAGGGCATAATCACCTTCGCCAATGACTCGCGGATCGTAATCGGCCACTTCAGGACGGAAGCCGAGGTCGATCAATACCTAGGCCTCGAATATGACGTGATCGTGATCGAAGAGGCCACGACGCTCAGTCTGTCCAAGTACAAAACACTCAGGGACTCGAACCGCACATCGAAGCCGAACTGGCGGCCTCGGATTTACGCCACGACGAATCCGGGCAACATCGGCCATGTCTGGTTCAAGGAGCGATTTATTATGCCGGCGCGGAAAGCCTGCGAGACCGACACGCGCTTTATCTTCGCTACTGTGGACGACAACAGGTTTGTGGACGCCGGGTATACGAAGAAGCTCGAAGACAACACCGGCTGGAAGCTGCGCGCGTATAGATTCGGCGACTGGGACATCGCCGCCGGCCAGTACTTCTCGACCTGGAATTACGACGAGCACACCTGCGAGCCGTTCATCATTCCGGCCCACTGGCCTGTGTGGGGCGCGTTCGACTACGGCTTCACTCACCCGTCGGCGTTCTACCTGCTGACCGAGTTCGACGGCGAGATCATTATCACCGGCGAACACGTCGAGGCTAAAAAGCTTCCGCGAGACCATGCCGGAGCGATGCGGCGGATCGCGGCCAAACACGGCAGGGACATTCCCGACATTCCGGTTTTCGCTGGGCCGGACGTCTTCGCGAACAAAGGTGACGAGAACGCGAAAACTATCGCACAGCAGTACGAGGCGCACGGCGTGTATATGGTCGCCGCTCCGAATGACCGCATTTCAGGCTGGGGCGAGATGCTCGACCTGCTCGGCGACCCGGGCCGGGCGGAAAACCCAATCCCCGCTCGGCTCAAGATCGCGAGGGACTGCGAGCGGCTGATCGAATGTATTCCCGCGCTTCAACATAATCCGAACAAGCCCGAGGATGTATTGAAGTGGGATATTGACGATGAAGGAATGGGCGGCGATGACCCGGCCGACGCTGCGCGATATGGCCTGATGGCACGGTTGATCGATCCGGAAGATGCGCCAGCGATCGGAGGGGCGAGAAAATCTCTGATCGTTCGGTAGATTTCTGATAATGTCGCCGACGACGGAGAACAAGGCTGCCGCCATTGCGCTTGGTAAACTCGGCATTCAAACACCCTGTAAACATCAATCCGCGCTCGATGTCGCACTGACATTTTTATATGTCACGGTCAATTACTGAGTGCTCGATTTCTGTTTGTGTTAAGATGCGTGCGGCGCGATGAGCAATCATTGTTGCTGAAAGGAGGGTATCAACTATGGCCAAGCTTAAGTCTTGGTTGATGTAGTGGATACTCTTGACCGCTTTAATTCGGCATCCGTCTGACGGCGGATAGCGACCTGTTTCCCGTGAGTATCCTTTCCGCCAGAGTACGCTCCTGGCAAAAGAGTCTGAGCGGGGGAAGCGTCTCCTGCCGAGGGGACTGCGGTTGGTTGATCTGTAAAGACAACCCTTCAAGGCGTGGTGCGGCAAGGAGGATGCATCTCAAACAGCAAGTGAGAGAACACATCCTGATACGTCAGAAACAGCGAAGGCCGGAAGAGAGATCTTCTGGCCTTCGCTGTCTTGAGAGCAGTTCCACGACAGGGTTACAAAATCTGGCATTTACCTAAAATACGCCTGCATCATCTCGAATCAACGATAGTCGGCCATTATTCAATAAATAAATTCAGGTGATAAACCCGTAGGTTCTACGACACAGTGTCGGGAGAATTCAAGCCTGCATCTATTGTAATATACAGGGTTTAAGGTGAATACGATGGAATCGTATTGCCTCACTACCTGCTTGTTTGCAAGTCTTCGCGGAAGGCAAATTACGTTCCTCTTGACGCCTTCTCATCTGCGCTGGCATAATCTGCGGCGACGCACGATAAACTCAAAGTTTGGAGGTGATACATGGAATCACAAGATTCCCTCAGACAGACATTGAAGTATTTTGAGCAGCAACTGCAAAAGAAGCTCGATGAGCTTCAACCCATGGTGCAAACCATCCGGCAGCTTGAGCAGGAGCTTGAAGTAGAGGCTGAAGACTCAGCAATCCTCAACTTGCCTATTTTCACTGCAGGTCTTAATACCGAGCGTAACACATACGCGAACTCGAAAAGGCTCGACATCCGTCCAGATGAGTACTTCACTAAATCGCACGGCGAAGCGGCGAGAGACTATCTGACCAGAGTTGGCCACGCCGTCGCGCTAGATGAATTGCTAGATGTTTTGAGAATGGGCGGCTGTAAGGTGGGCGGAATAGACCCGAAAAGAACCCTATCCGTCGCCTTGCTCAGAAATAATTGGCAAGATTTCGTCAGTGTCGGTAATGGCTATATTGGCCTGCGATCCTTCTACGGAAACGCGAAATCATCAGGATCGAAGACTACGGCCAAGAATAAGCCCAAGGTGAAACAGTCTCGTAATGGGAGAGTTACCGCCAAGGTGAAGGCCGTAAAGCCCAAAAAGAAACAAACCTCAAAATTGAAGCCGCGCAACGTACCTGAGAGAAAGCGGATCGTAGTGCCAGAAGATGTAAAACAACCAGAACTAAGCCCAGTTAGGGTGGCCATCCGTGAGTTTATGCAAGATGGGGAATTACATACGGCTGACTCTATCATCCAAGCGATGAGCGAGAAACTTGGACAAGCCGTTAAGCCCATTTCCATACATGGCACGTTGAGGAACGGAAAGGAGTTTGAGAAGGTGGGCAATCAGTACAAACTGGTTGCATAGAAATGGCCAACTGCGGAGGTGACCGCGTTGGCCATCACGTAGAAACCTAATGTGTGACGCACAATAAACACCGCTTGGGCGGTGCATGGTTTCGGCCATATCCTATCCGAGCCATCACCATTTTTCAATCCCTAGCGGTAAATCATAGGTGTGTAAGATTTTAACGGGAGGAATATGAAGCATAGGAGTAGTTTGGGTTACCGCAGCATAATCATCAAAATCAAGATAGGGTGGATCACCATCATCATCGAAGTTCCGCCATGAATGTGGAGGTGGAACCTAATACGCCAGTAGGCGCAGACCACAATAGAGCGCATTATGTGCTTGAACGTCTACAGCATATTGTATATTAATGGTTTGGCCGTTGGAAGATAAAAAGGAAACCGCTGAACAAGTAAGACGTTCTTGGCAGGTTCGTAGCACTTGTTCAGCGGTCGGTGTATCTCTGTCAATGTCAGGGTAGCACGCCTTTTTTCTTTCGTAAATATCAACCTCTGCCAGGAGAAAGCTTTATGGCGAAAAACGAGAAAACATCAAAACCCATCGCGACTATTGCGTCGCGACTCCTGAGCGACCCCAAGACCCCTAAACCTGTTCGCAGGGTAGCGGCCTCGGCGTTGACTCAAACTGCAAACAAGCCTAGCAAGAAGAAGAAATAGTTAGGCCATTTCCCCCGCTCTATGCTCTCACAGCGTAGAGCGGGGCTCGCATCAGATTTCTCTTGCAATCGAAAAGACTTAGTCCGTAGAATCCGGCTTCGATCTATAAAATCTCCCGCGCGCGCCGCGAGCGCCAAGCGGAAAGCGTCTCTCGAAGGCTGATTCGTCCAGTGATGGGCGAATCGGCCTTTTGTGTTTTATGGGCAAAAGGCGAAACAAAAACAGATTCCAGGTCGCCGGCGCGAACGCGCTGAAGCCCGATCACGTTCAAACCGCCGCCTTGACCATTTCCCCCTCCAGTGGCGGCGAGTCCTCGGCCGCAGCCGATTTCGATCCGAGCGTCGAATACGTCGCCGCCTACGGCCAGGCGTATGGCGCTCTCGAGCGCCAGATACCGTCTCAATCCCACGATCCGAGGGCGCCCGAAGTTACCTTCGAGACGTATCGGCAGATGCTCAACGATCCGGAAGTCTTGAGCGATGTCCGGACGCTCGTCCAGATGGCACTCGCCGACGGAATGCAGCTCGCGCCGGCCGTCGAAGGTAAGCCGGTGGACGACGACGCGCCGGAGTTCGATCGAGCGCTCGAGATCGCGCAATTTTGCGAGCGCTCGATCTCATACTTGCGCAAGCCGCTCGAGGAGACTCTCGAAGGGATCGTCGAAGGCGCGCTGACGTATGGCCATAAGACCGCCGAAATCACCTGGAAGCTCGTCGAAAGCGGCGTCGACCGCGGGAAGCTCCTGCCCGATCGCCTGGCTCAAAAGGATTACCGGACGCTCGACTTCGTCGTCGATCGTTTCTGGAATCATCTCGGCTTCACTCCGCGAACGCCGGTTCTGAGCCTGCCGGCGCGCGTCGTTATCCCCCGCGAAAAGTTCTTTCACCTGGCTTTGCACGAAGAGGACGAGGATCCTCGCGGCCGCAGTTCGATCAGGCCGGTCTATACGGCATGGATGTTCAAATGCATGACCTGGCCGGAATATAAGCGCTGGCTCGATAACTGCGCGCTGCCTTCGATCATCGGCAAGACGGCGCCGAAGCAGCCCGGCGACGTCCAGCGTAACAGCGACGGCACGCCGAAGGACGGAGCGAAGCCGCTGACGCCGGCGGAGGCGATGCTCCAGGCGCTCCTCGGCCTCAAGAACGCGTCGGCCGCGGTCGTTCCGAACGGCGCCGAGGTCGATCAGCTCGACGTCGAAGGCGAGGGCACCGGCTTCGAGCGCGCGATCAACGTCGCCGACTCGCAAATCTCGAAGGGCATTCTCTTTCAAACTTTGGCCACGAACGAGGCGCAGTTCGGTACGCGCGCGCAGAGCCAGACTCACATGGGCGTGCTCGATCTCCTCGTTTGGTGGTTGAAGGGCAAGATCGCCAGGACGATCAAATGCGATCTGATCGAGAAGGCAATCCGCTACAACTTCGGCGATGAGGCCCTGCGCTTCTGTCCTGCCGTCAGCCTCGGCGATACGGAGCGCCGCGACTGGGCGACGGACGCGACGGCCGCAGTCGCGCTCTCGCCTGAGATCACCGACTCGCAATGGAACTCGGTCACCGAGCAGCTCGGCCTGCCGGCTCCTCTGCCTGGCGAGCAGCCTCGAGGGATCGCGCGCCAGGCGCAGATCGCCGATCAGCAAGTACAAACGCCTGTACCGCAGGGGCGCATAACTTTCAGGCCTCGATCCGGCGCGTTCGTCACGATCAAGGCGAGGAGGGCTTCGTAATGGCGTTTCGGGCTTTCACTCTGGCCTGTTCGATACCGTGGGCGATCACTCCGGATGCGCTCCAGCAGATCCTCGAGATCTCGACGCGCGAGCATCTGCCGGACTTCGAGGCCGTCGCCGCGAAGCGATCGCGCAGGATGGACGGCGCCGAGAGCGCCAGGCTCCGCGAGGGCGGCGTCGCCGTCGTCCCGGTCACCGGGCCGATTTTCCGATACACCGACTTCTTCACCGACATCTCCGGAGGCGCGACGATCGAGAGCCTCTCCAAGGATTTCGCCGCGGCGCTTAACGACTCCGCCGTCTCCTCGATCGTGCTCAACATAGATTCGCCAGGCGGGGAAGTCGCCGGCGTGAATGAGTTCGCTCAGATGGTCTTCGAGGCGCGCGGCCGGAAGCCGATCGTCGCTTACGTGGACGGCCTCGGCGCGTCGGCGGCCTATTGGATAGCGAGCGCAGCGGACGAGATCGTCGCCGACGCGACGGCGATGATCGGCTCGATCGGCGTCGTCGCCGCCTGGCCGAATCCGGAGAAGAAGAGCGCCCGCGAGATCGAGTTCGTCTCGAGCCAGTCGCCGAAGAAGCGCCCGAATCCGACGACGGAGTCGGGCAAGGATCAGATCCAGGCGATGGTCGATGATCTGGCCGACGTCTTCGTCGAGACCGTCGCTCGCAATCGGCGCGTAAGCGCCGAGACCGTTCTGAGCGACTTCGGACAGGGTGCCGTGTTCGTCGGACAGAAGGCCGTCGAGGCCGGCCTGGCCGATCGGCTCGGCTCGTTTGAGCAGGTTATTTCGGATCTTGCGGCCGGCAAAAAGCCGCGCAGATACAAACCCAAAATGGCGGCCGATGTCGAAGAGATTGTCGAAGCCGCGGAGGAAGACGACATGACTCTTGAAGAGAGATTCGAAGGTATGAAGGCGCGCCTTATAGCCGCCATCAAGGGAGAATCGCCGGCGAAGGCGATCGAAACGCCAGAGACGCAGGAGCCGGCCAAATCCGTCGAAGAAGAAGGCGCGCGAGTCGCCGAGGCCGAGGTCGAGGCCGATCGCCTGCGGAAGCAGCTCGCCGCGCAGCTCGAGGAGAAAACCAAGGCCGAGGCCGAGGCCTTCGTCGGGGCACAGATCGCCGCCGGCAGGCTCTTCCCGGCCGAGAAGGATCCGACGATCTCGCAATATCTGATCGCGGCGGCCGACGATCAGGAGCGGCCGCTCGAGAAAGGCTCTCGCGTCGCCAATCTGCGCGCGATGATCGAAGCGCGCCCCTCTCACAAGCTCACGGAGGAGCTTACCGTCGGGCCAGGCGACAAGGTCCTGAAGGCCGACGAGAACAATCAGACCGAAATGAGCGAGGCGCGCCGGCGCGAACTGCTCGGGCATACGCCGGCGGGCAAGGCCGCGCTGAGCGTCGTCAAGTAATCGCCGCAATTCGCGGCCAAATCTGAAACGCACGAAAGGAGCGTGATTAACAATGCCACTCATTCACACTTTCACCGGCGTCAAACTGGAGCCGTGGGCCAATCCTGATATGGCGCGCACGATTACGGTCAAGCTGGCGCCGTCGCTGACTCTCGCCGCGGGCACAGTGCTCGGCCGTGTTGACGCTACAAACCTATGGGTTGCCTACGTGGATGCCGCTGTTGACGGCTCCGGCGTCGCGCGGGCGATCCTGCAATACCCGGTCGCCACTAACGCGAGCGGACAACACTTCATCGGCGCGGCCGCTGTTTCGGAGCACGGCCAGTTTGAGCTGAGCGCTCCGGCCTACGACCGGGGCGACTTCCTGGTCGCCGACCTGACAGGGCTCGACGCCGCGGCAATCACCGATCTGAAAGCCCGCTTAACCTACGGCGACACCGTGGCCGACCCGGGCGCCGTCGTTCGAATTCCATAACCGGCGCGAGCCGATAAACAAAACCTTTTGAAGAGGACTTGAAGAGGAGAAGAAATGGCAACTTTAGTTTATCCGACCAGCGCCGAGTTGACGCGAATCGCCCAGGATAAATTGCCGAATCTGGTCGCGCAGCGGCCGATCTTCGGAATTATGCCCATCGAGAGCGTGGACTCTCACATCCTGATGTGGGAGCAGGAAGACAATTACGTCGGCCTGCAGCAGATTCGCGGACTGAACGGCCAGCCTCCGCGTGTAAAGAAGACCGGCGCCAAACGGTTCATGATGGAGCCGGGCGTTTACGGCGAGTTCACGACCATAGACGAACTCGAACTCACCGAACGCCGGCAGTGGGGAACCTTCGGCCAGCCCATCTCGATCGACGATCTGATCATGCGGGAGCAGGACCGCCTCCTCGGCCGCAGGCTCGACCGGGAAGAATTTATCGGGTGGACGTTACTGACGACGGGGACGTTTTCAATCAGCGGTCCTGACGGGCAGGTCCTGCAGACTGACACGTTCGCCTTGCAGACGGCCTCGGCCGCTGTGGCCTGGGCGACCTTCGCAACCGCGACTCCGCTGAAAGATTTTCGGGCGGTGCAGCTCCTGAGCCGCGGCCATTCGGTCAATTTCGGAGCGGCGGCAAAGGCCTACATGAACCGGGTGACGTTCAACAACCTGGTCTCGAACACGAACACGAACGACTTCGCCGGGCGACGCACGAGCGGCCTGCAGAGCGTGCTCAACCTGACCGAGATCAACTCCGTGCTGGCCGGCGAGGATCTGCCGCAGATAGTTATCTACGACGGCGGTTACCTCGACGAGGTCGGAGTCTTCCAGCCATTCATCGCCAACGCGAAAGTTATCGTCGTCGGCGCGCGCACGGACGGCGGGCGCGTCGCCGAGTACCGGATGACGCGCAACGCTCAGAATCCGAATATGGCCCCGGGGGCCTATATGGAAGTTATCGACCGCGGCGCGGCGGGCAGCGGCAGGCAGGTTCCGCGCACCATCGAGGTCCATGACGGCCACAACGGCGGGCCGGTGATCTACTTCCCGTCGGCGATCATAATCCTGAGTGTATAGCCTGGAGCGCTTTTTGCGGTCCTCCTTCCAACTAAACCGGCCTCGGCAAACGGGGCCGGGTTTCTTCAAGGGTGTTATGGCAAACGAAAAGACTCCAAAAACAGGCAAGGAGACACCGGAAGCGCCGGCGAAAGTCGCTCCGAAGTCTTACGTCGTGGCCTTCAGTGGCATCTCTGATAAAACCGGCAATTTGCGACTGAGAGGCGAAACGGTTACGGCCGACGAGCTGCCGGATCCTGAATTTCAATTGAGCCTCGGCGCGATCGCGGAGGTCGTCGAGGCCTCGGTCGAGCAATCGCAAGGCGAATCGAAGTAAACAATGCCGATCGTCTCACAGATCGAGAATGCCGACGTCCTGAATGCGAGCCAGGCGACGCGCCTGATCCGCGTTGTCAGAGCCTCGGAGACCTATCGCCAGGATACGGCGCGATGGCCGAACGTCGAGTCGAAAGTCTTCGCGCGAGTCGCCCGGCGCAAGGCGATCACGGCCGCGAGCAACGCCTCGCCGATCGTGATCACTTCGAACGGCCACGGCTTCGCGGCCGACGAGCCGATCACCGTCCAAGGCGTCGAGGGCAATACGGCGGCCAATGGCGTTTGGCTCGTGGCGAATCCTTCGGCCAACACTCTCGAACTGTTCGGCTCGATCGGCAACGGCGCGTATACGTTGGGCGGAGAGATCCTCGATCTCGTTTCGCAACATCTCTCGGCGATCGTCGAAGCGCTCGATCGGATCGGAGACGGCACGGTCGCCACCAAAGGCGGCCGCGACGGAACGGATTACTCGCAGACGCGCGATCGCGAGGCTCTCGTCGGCGAGGCTCTCGCGGCGCTTTATACGAGCGCCGAGGACGCGGCGAGCGGAGCTTACGCCGTCGGCCAGAGAGGCGCTCAATGTTGCCGCTTATGTGGATTTATCTCCTGCCGCTGCGCGACGGCCGGAGCCTGGCAATGAGGAGTTATTGAATGCCTGGAAGTAAAAGCGATTTTCTCGAACTCGAGCTGCTCGATCACGTCCTCGGCGCCCAAGCGTATACAGCGCCGGCGAATATCTTCATCGGCCTGTTTACGACAGCGCCGGCTGACGGGGGCGGCGGCACTGAATGCAGCGCGGGCAATTACGCGAGGAAGTCGGTCACCAACAATACGACGAACTTCCCGGCGGCCTCCGGCGGCCTGAAGCAGCTCGCAACTCAGCAGGACTTCGTCACGGCTAACGCCGATTGGGCGCCGGCGCTGACGCCCGTTGTCGCCTTCGGCCTCTTCGATGCGGTGTCAGGCGGCAATCTCCTTTATTGGGGATGGCTCGGCAGCGACTCGGGCAGAGTCTTCACCGGCCTTGCTGCGACCGAAGTCCTGACCTCTCCCGGCCATACGTTTGTCAATGACGATACGGTTCGATTGTATGCCGTTCCCGGCTCGACATTGCCGACTGGTCTTTCCGCCGGCACGACTTACTTCGTCATCGGCGTGAGCGGCAACACTTTCCAACTCTCCGCCACGCAAGGCGGCGCGGCGATCAATATCACCGTTGACGGCTCGGGCTTAATAGCGAAGATCGCGGCGAAGCCAGTCCTCAACGGCGATACGGTTCAATTTGTAGCTAACTCTATACAAGTCTCTGAAGACTGATCGGAGGAACAATGTCGGAACGATATTACATCTCGCCCCTGGCTCGAGACTCTCGCAATCGAGTGCGGCCGGCGATCCTTGATAGCCAGGCCTGGCTCGTAGAACCCGATCGCCAGGTCAATAGAGTCATGCAGAGCGGTATTACCGAAGGAGAGCCGGACGTCCCTTGGTGTTGCTGTTTCCTGGAGGCGCAAAATCACGCGGCTCTCGGCGCCGTCGAAGACGTCTATCTGATGCCGGATTATTCGCTCGACGGCAGCCTCAGCGGAATGGACGACAATTCAAAAGTCGAAATGATGACCCGTTTGACGGCGCTCGGCGTTGATATGACGGTCATTGATAACTCCAGCTCGTATCGAGACGTGCTCGCCGCGATCGCCGAACGCCTGGGCAACACTGAATTCGACGCAAACAGTTTAGCTTGAGTAATGCTTGGCGACGCTATTCAGCGACAATTTCAATCGCATCAACAGCGCCACAGTCGACGCGACGAACTGGACGGAGTTCGAAAGCGGTGGCTCGACTTGGTCGATTTCCGGCAATCAACTCGCGGCGGCGGGCGGCGGGCCGTTTGTTTGTGTCCTTACTACGACGACGGCTCACGCGGCGATCGCGGACTGCAAAGCGAGCATAAAACGGATCACCGGAGCCGGCTTCGACGGCGGGCCGGCCGTTCGAGCTGCCAATCAGAACAGCATGTATTACCTGGACTTCTACAGTTCCGACACTGTGGAGGTCTATCGCGTAGACAGTGGAACTCACAATCTCGTAGGGAGTCGGACGCAGACCCATGGGGCGAACGACGTCTTTACGTTGCAAGTCTCGGGGACTGGCGCGACCGTCACGCTGAAGGCGATTCGCAACGGGGTACAGCTCGGCGCCGACATCCTCGACGCGAACGCCGCACGGATTACGACCGCAGGCCAGACAGGCGTAATCGCGTGGGCGGCCGAGAGCTTCGATGATTTCCTGGCCGAGGATCTGGCAGGAGGCGGCGCGACGATAGCGCTCGAGGGGCGCGTAACGGGCCGAACCTCCAGTCAGGGCGCCATAGCGACGCTGCGATCATTGAATGGCAGGACGACGGGGCAAAGCCGGACAGTCGCCGCGGCTTCAATTATCCGCGGCCTGGCGGGGTTAGCCGGCGGCCGATCTTCGACGCAAGGCGCGATCGCCGTGCTGCGAACTTTCGCCGCGAGAGTAGCCGGAAGATCGAACACGATCGGAACTTTTGCGACCGGGGCGATTAGGGCTCTCGCCGGAATCATCACCGGGCGATCGTCGGCGCAAGGCGTTCTGTCGGTAATTCGCGGATTCGATGCTCGAGTGAGCGGCGCGGGGCGCGCAAGAGGAGCGGCCGGAATACTGCGCGGCCTGACGGCGCGGATCGGCGGATCCTCGACGGTGCAATCGGCGATAAATGCGCTCCGCGGATTGGCAGGGAGATCGCAGGGAAGCGGCCGAGCGATCGGCGGCATCTCGTTCCCTGATGAGGCCTTTGAACCTTTAACGATTGACGATCAGACGATCGCGCTTACCTGGGAAGACGATCAGACGATCGAAGCGGCCTGGGAAGATAATCGGACGATCGAAGCGACCTGGGAAGATAATCAGTCATTTCCTCTTCTACACATCGGCATGACGAAAACGGGCGTAAAAATCAAACCAGTGGCGATCGGCGACGACTTCGTCGTCCGGCGGACCTATACGACGCTGCCGCCGGGTACGGTCATTACGAAGGCCTGGTTTTCTGTGAAGAAGTCGGAAAAAGAGTCAGACGGCCAGGCGCTCATTCACAAGGAAATCACGGCCGCGCCTTCGGCGAATGGCCAGATCACTATCCCCAATACCGCCGGCGGAACTCTCGCGATGTTCTTCAATCCGAATCGGACGGAGACCATAAAGGCGAAGGCCGGCCTCGACTACATTCACGACGTTAAGGTCCTGGCCAGTAACGGCGACATTCATACGCTCGAGAAAGGGAATATCCCCTTCTTTAGTGGCGTCACGCGAAAGACTAGCTGATGTCCGGACTTTTCACACAGGCGCATATGCAACGGCTCGAGGCGATCCGCCGCGTCAATCTGGAATTGCAGGGCGAGCCAGGCTCGATCTCGCTTCAGAAACTCGATCCGACGACGCGCGAGTTCGTAGACTTCCTGACCGTTGATAAGAGCTTTTACCCCTTTTTCACTGGCGACGCTGAGGGGAAATCTCTGCCGGCTGATGTCCGATACGAGTTGCAGATCGGCGAGCTGATGATCTCTGACGAAGACGCGAGACAAGTCGCGGCCATTCAGCACGGTACGCAGCGCTTCCGCGTCGTCCGCGGCGATCAGGCCGAACCGGGCGTCGTCCCGCCGACGGGTCCTCGTCGTTTCTGGCGCTTCCATATCGCGCCGCTCGAGGAGGTTGCATGAGCTTCGAGGTAATCATCGGAGACGCGCTCGAGCGAGCCATCGTTAGCCAGGTCGCGCCGATCATGGAGCGTGCATTGAACGAGCTGCGCGCGGTAATGATCGAAGAGTTCAACGCGCCGAAGTCGGGCCGCGAGTATCGCCTAAGAGGCGGCGTCAGGCATCAGGCCTCAGCGCCCGGGGAGTCGCCGGCGCGACGCTTTGGCGGTCTGGAGCGCTCAATCGGCGAGCCTGATGTACAGAAATTCGGCGGGTTTCTCGTTGGTTCGCTCAAGATCGGAGCGCGCTTTGCGGGCTATCTGGAGCGAGGCACGCCGCGGATATCGCCGCGCCCGTTCGCCGTGCCGGCCGTTAAGGAAATCTTGAGGAGGCGCGCATAGATGGCGAGCGAGATCGAGATCAGAGAGGCCATCGTCGAACGGATGAAGAGCGCGCTCTCCGTCTTCGATCCGGCGCCGATCGTGCTCGGCCGCGATATCAGCGGAATTCTCGAATCGGGATCCTTTAGCGGATTGCTCGACGACGAGAACAAGATCCATGTCTGGGTCGTCACTCCTCGGAGCTTTCTGCCGTCGGATATCCGCCAGGGGGGCGCGCTTTATGAACTCGTTTACAACCTGACGCAGATTTTTCAGTACCGCAGCGGCTCGGATCTTTCGAATTCCGATCGAGAGGCGAGTCTCGAGCGCGACGCCGTCATCAACGCTTTCAGATACGTCGGCGAACTGCCGACGATCCTGAAGAGAGCGCGCGTCCAGCCGATCGAATGGCCGGCCGACTCAATTGACAAGCCCGAGCCAATCACGCGCGGAACGGCTCGACAGTCGAAAGCGAATCTGCGCGCGAGCAATTTTTACGGCCCTGTTGCCTGTTCTTAAACGGAGGAAGCAATGCCAAATGATTTTGTAATCGAAGATGCCGAATTATACATCTCGGATCGTGAAGGCCCGTTCAATACGCCGCTCACGAACGGGAACCAATACGAGCGCACCGGATGGCAAAACGCGCAGGTCTATATCCCCGAGCCTGAATTCTCGACCGACGCAGGCCGGGCGGGTATTTCCTCGGAATTCCAGACAGGCCAATGCTTGAAGCGCTTCGTCGGGGCGAGCATCGGGCTTGGCGATCGCGCGAACTTTCGCCTCTACGGAAAGATAGGAATGCGCGCATTCGGCGGAACGCCGGCCACGCCTGTCGTGGTCGTGGGCGGCGTCGCGTTCAGGCATAGCGCGCCTTTAAGGCCGAAGACCGCCGGCTTACAACTGCCCTCTTTCAACGCCGTCACGATTTCCGGCGGCGCCTCGACGCTCTGGCCTGGAACGGTCGTCAACGACTTTGGGCTGAGCCAGCAGGGCGATGACGACTTCCAAATCTCGGCGAGTTTTCTTACGTCGGGCAAACATCGAATCCCGATGCTGATCGGGACGCAGGAGGTCATAACCCTGACGGCGGCGGGCACGGTAAGCGGCACGGGAAACGCGAAGCTGACCGTCGTCGCCGGGAATATGCAGGAGAGCCCGCGGATCGTCATCTTCGGCGTAGTCAATGCCGACACCCCTACGGTTTGGGCAGGCAAGGCCCGGACAGCGCTGTCGAATGATCCGGTCGTCTCGGATTTCTGGATCGTCGGCGGAGCCAGCACGAGCATCACGCTTACCGCCAGGCATACCGCGGCGAATGATACGACGGCGAGCCTCGCGGTAACTAACGATACGAGCACGGGCATTACTCCGGCGAGCAGTACGATCACAACGCCCGGCCTTTTTACGCTGCCCGCTCCGCCCGCCTTCGCGTGTCTCGATCCGCGCCCATTCTTGGAATACACGGACGACGTCGGCCTCAGAGACTTGGCGACCGATTGCCGATGGCGCGCTTGGTCGTGTGGCCTTAACAATAACCATAGCGCTACTGCCGCCAGATGCGGCGGCGATCCCAAGCAAGCGCCCGGCGATTATGCCGTCACGGTGGGTCCGGCTCTCGGCGCGTATAACAACAAAAGCGTGCGCGGAACTCGTCGCACCCTCTCGGCCGAAATTACATATCTGGTCGGTAGCCGCGTCCTTGAGTGGGAAAAGATGTGCAAATCGATCCAGCTCACAAACGTTAAATTTGGAGCGCGCGGAGCCGTGCTCGACGGCGTCGCGCCGACCTATGAGGAGCTGAGCATCGTAATCCCGAAGGCAAAATTCAACGGCGTCCGCGGCGACAACGTAGACGGATACGCCGCCTTCCGCTTCAGTTTCGCAGCCGAGTTCGACACGGTAACGAACGGCGCGCGCATCGATGTTGTCAACGGCCTCGACGGCGTCTCGCCCCTTTTCAATTGAGGAGTTATGGCAAAGACAGAGAAATCAATAGGCGTAGAAATCCCGATCGAAGAAGCTCCGCCAATTATCCAGGAACTCGCCGCCGGCCAGGCCGAAGAACCCCTCGCGCAGGCTGAAGAAAACCCCGAGGAGCGAGCGAAGCGCCTGCAACGCGAGGCTTACGCCCTCCGCGCTACTCAGGCCGCCATCGAGCGCGAAGACATATTTCGGCGCAATGGCTTAATAGGACCTGACGAGTCGCTCACGATGGACATAGAAGCGGCCGTCGCTCAGCGATGCTGTATTTAAAGAAGGCCTGGAGCCTCCTGCGCGCCGTCTCGTCGTTTGTTCGATGGGGCGACGTTCCGCTCGTCGAGCACGATCGCCGGCAGAAGATCTGCCTCGGCTGCAATCGCCTGGACGTGACGGAGACCGGCGTATTTTGCCTGGAGTGCAGATGTCCGCACTGGCCGCTTTCAGACTTGCGAACGAAATGGCGGATGCGCGATCTGCGCTGTCCGCTGGATAAATGGCAACCATCGGCTCGCTTACTCTCGGTTGATCGCCGCGAGGACATGGCGCGAAACCTTCACGCGTCGCGGGCCGATCAACTTTGAAGGCGCCTAGAAGGAGGCACATGTCAGAAGCGATCGGAAAACTCGAAAACCTCATTACCGAAAGCCAGGCTCAGGCCGGAGCCTTGCCGCTGCTCTTTCCGCTTGAGCAGTCAGAAATTGTCCGCGAGATCGAGGTCGTTTACGGCGAAGACGAGAGAGTGACTCTTTATCACAAAATCAAATGGCCGACGCTCGGCGCGCTCATAGACAGGCAACGTCGCACGCCACAGAAGACCGAGAGGCTCGGCGCGAGCAAAAGCCGATATCAGAACGACGACGGCAGCGTAGACGCGAACGCCTGGCTATGGGACCAGTTCAGGAGCCAGGTCAAAGGCTACGAATGGAACGGTCTCGATCCGGATCAGTGGATAGACGTCTCTGATGAATTGGCCGCCGAGATCCCCGTCGAGCATAAATCGGAGGCCATTGTCGGCCTGTTCGCGTCGCAATTTGAGGTGGAAAGACCGAAGGGCAAGGGATACGTCCTCGGCGCGCAGATCTATCGCGTCAAACAGATATACGGGCCGTATACGATCTGGCACGTTTTCAACAAGCCAAGCGACAGAGATCGCCGCGACCTCTCGCGCAAATCGCGCGAGACGCAGTTCGAGCCGGGATCTACGAAAGGGAAGAGCGAGGTCTTTACGAATCTAAAGCCCTATTTCGATCTGTACGAGAGAATCTTCGATCGTCTCGAAGGCGTAACGGGTGATGATCTGAACATCGGGCGCCGCAAGGACCTGGTAAATGCGATCTGGAGGTTCGGCGCAATCGAGGCGCTGATGGAGAACTTCGAGGCCTTACGGCGGGACTTATCGACGAGCTGACGGAGTGGTTCACCGATCGGTTCGACAAGATTCGGGATTTGAACTTCGAGATCTGTCCGGGCGAGCAGAGATGCGAGACGAAGGAGACGGGCAGGATTTATCGAATCCTGAAGCGCGAGCCCGATACGGAGATCGAGCAGATATGCGCCGGCTGCCGGTTCCTGCCGACGAAGCCAGGACGCGAGCCGGCGCATTTGTCACATGCGATCTACATCGCCAACGAGTTGGACGAAGACAGCCTCGTATGTGAAGGCTTCGATTATCCGGCGATCCTGGACTATCTCGACCCGTTCGAATATGCCTGTTTGATCGCCATCAAGGCCGCGCGGCGAGCGAGCGAGAACAAAAGCGCCAAGCAGCCCCAACAGAAAGCCGATCGAGAGCAGCAATTCGAGCATTTGAAACGATTGAGCCACAGTTGAAATATGGGCGAAGAGATCGTCATCAAAACAGTTCTGGACGTTCGGGAGAGCACGAAGAAGGTAAAGCAGGATCTAACCAACGCGCTCAACTCTCCCGAGGTCCAGAACAAAGCGCGCGAGGCCGGCCGCAAAATCGGCGATGCGCTCAGCCTGGGCATCGAAACGACGCGTCGTTCTCGCGAAGACAGAGAACTCGCGCATCAGCGCCGGCTCGAGGCGATCTCGGCTCAATCTACCGCGAGGATCGTGGAGATCGAGAGGCGGAAGCAGGCTCAGCTCGATCTGATCCGCGAGCGCGCAGTTCAAAAAGAGCTTGAGCACCAGCAGAAGCTCGAGCGCGCGATTCAGTCCGGCGCCGGCGGGATCAGTTCTTTGCGTTCGGCCATCGCGGGCATTTCAGGAGCTTTCGGCGTACTCGCCGGCCTCGGCATTGTTTCTCTTTTCGAGCGAGTCGGGCGCGCGGCGCTAGACGCGGCGGTAAGCGTAGACAGGCAGGTAAGTACCCTCAGGGCTCTTACGGGGAGCGCGGAGGCGGCTCAGAAGCGATTCCAGGAACTATTCAAGATCGCGCAACAGACGCCGGGGCTGACGACGAATCTCGCCGCCCAGCTCGACGCGCAGCTCCGCGTCTTCAACGTCGCCGAGCAGACGATCAATAGGCTGCTGCCGGTGATCGGCAGACTCAACGCGATCGGGCTGCGCGATCCAAGCACGTTCGTACAAAACCTGACGCAGTTAATCAGCGGGAATTTTGAAAAAACAGACTTGAAAGAGCTTGTCGAGAATTCGCCTATCGCCGGCCAGCTCGTCAAGCAAATCTTCAACGTCGATTCTCCAGTGAACGCCGAGGCGATCAGGACGGCCGCCCGCCGGCTCGGGATCACCACGGTCGAGAGGCTCGCGGAAGAGTTTATCAAGGCGGGCGAAAATAACCCGGCGCTGAAGAACGCGGTCGAGACCATAGGCGGGCAGTTCGAGAAACTCAAGGACCGGCTTACTGTCGCGCTCGCGCCGGTCGGCGAGCAGTTGGCCAAAGTTTTACTGCCTATCTTTAATGACCTGGTAAAGACCGTCGAGCAATACGGAGCCTCCGCGGCCAGTGTATTTAGAGAAAATCGAAACGATATCATCGCTACGGCGAAAGAGATCACGGCCATGGCCGTTGAGGTCGGGAAACTTGTCGGCAAGATCGCCGAGGTCGGCGCGCGAAGTGGGGTATTCAAGTTCCTCGCGCGATCGGCGGGCGCGATTCAAGACATCCTCAATGATCCGTTTTCTCTCGAAGCTGTAGGGCCGGCAGAAAGAGCGGCTATCGCCAGATTCGACGAGCTTGACGCCGAAGCCGCGGCGGTCCGCAATTCGCCGTTTCTCGGCTCGGCGACAAGAAATTTGTCTTCTAGTAGCCGGGGAGCGAGCGGCGATTTCGGCGGGGGAGGCGGGGGAGGCGGGAGCCTCGGCGGCGGCAGGACACGCGCGCGCGCCGCCAAGCGTCCACCGAAAGACCTTCTATCAGCCGCCTTCGTGAAGACTCCCGAGTTCGATTTGGCGAAAGCGCAAAAGGGAATTGACGAGCATATGGCCGACCTGGCGCGCGTCGAGATTCAGCGGCAGAAAGATGAAGTCCAGGCTTTTACCGGCATCGTCAAGGCTATACAAGAGGGCGAAGCCAAGCGCGCAAGAGAGGCCGAAGAGGCGATCAACGTGCTTGAGCGGACATCGCGCCGCGGGTTCACGCGCTCAGGACGCTTCATTGAGGACGCATTGAGCCGCGGCCAGATCACGCCGGGCGAGGCCGAATTATTGAGGCAGGGTGCCGCCGGAGAGTTTGCGGGTAAGTTGCAAGACGTCTTTTCGAAGCGGCAGGCGGCAGGCGCCGATCCAAATGTTCTCGAAGATCTGCGCGATGAAATAGACCTCTTCAATCGGCTGAGCGTTTCCGTCTCCGATAGCGAGCGCTTCATGAGGGGCTTCAATTCTCAGATCGAGACCAGCGGCGACGCCTTTGACAGATTCGGCGCCAACGTCTCGCGGGCGTTCGGGAACGTCAAAGACCTGTTCAATGGCCTCAAACAGGCCGTACTGAGCTTTTTCAACGATTTGCTAGGCCAGAGCTTGCAAAACTTGGTCAGAAATACGCTCGGCGGACTGTTCGGCAGTCTCGGCGGCTCGCTCGGCGAGATATTCGGCGGTGGCAATATCTTCCGAACGCCTTCGACCTTCGGGAACTTCGCGCAGGCTTTCGCGGGGGCGGCCGGCGGCGGAATAAACGCGCCGCCTTCGATCTCGCAGACGCAATCAATTGCGAGCGCAATCGCCGGTCTGACGGGTGTATTACCAGGGGGCGGGAGCATAGGCGGCATTGGCGGCGCCGCTAGCACGGCTGCCGCGTCCGGCGGCGGGTTCTCTCTCGGCGGCCTCCTGGGCGGACTGGCCTCGGCGGCTCCATTCCTGGGCGCAGGCCTCGGCGCCGGCATAGGCGGGCCTTCGACGGCGGGCGGGATTCTCGGCGCGATCGGGGGCGGCGCCGTGGGACTGGGGCTATCGTTCGGAGCTTCGGTATTTTCAGCCGCCGGGGGAGGACTCGGGGCGCTCGGTCCGGCCGCGCTGGCGGCTTTAGGGCCGATCGCGTTGATCGGCGCGCCTCTATTGATCGGCGGCCTATTGCTCGGCAAAGCCTCACAGCGCCATAAGGACGAAGAAGCCGCCGGCGAGTTTCAGCGCCAGGCGCATGATCAATTGGCGCAACTGAAGGCCGGGATCGCCTCTGATCAGATTGATGGATCTCAGGCGCGAACTATCTTCGATACACAAATTCTCGGCGTATTCCGCCAGCAGATCCAGACGCTCAAAACGAAGTCGGTCGTCGAAAGCCGACTGAAGAATCAAACGCGCGACATAGAGGGAATCTATCAGGCGATTATCGTTCCCGAGATCGCGGCTCAGCAAAAGCGCCGAGCCGATGCGGCGCGATTCTCGGCGATAGACTCGAGGCTTATTCCTCAATTCAACGCCGGCGGGACAGTTCCCGGCATTGATCGCGGCCGAGATTCAGTCTTGGTGATACTACGCTCGGGCGAGAAGGTTTTTACGCGCAGTCAGCAGGCGTCAGTAATAGCGCAATCGAATCTAGGCGTCTTCGATCGCGCAGGCGTCCCGAGGACGGCGATTCAAGTCGGCGGCGCGCAGGCCTTCCAGTTGGGCGGGACGGCTCAAGCATCGAGTATCGGACAGCCGCAAATCGTAATTCAGAACCTCACGATCGAGGCCGGTATCGTCGCGAGCGAAGAGGAAGCCAGGCAGATGACGCGAATCGGACTGAGCGGCCGAGACGGTGAAAACTTGATCGTCGACAAGGTCAACGTCGCGCGAAAGAGAAAGAGGATCTCGTAATGCCCAGGATCATGCCGCCCGGATTGATGGAAGCGCTCGGCCGTCCCGGCTCGCGGATATCGGCTTACGGCACGCTGGAACTGTTCATCGTCAACGGCGCCGAGACTAAAAGCTATTACTTCGCTACGGCCTCGTTGAAGTTTAACGGCATAGCCTGGCAGCCCCACCTGAGAAAAACGCCCGAGATCACATCAAGTCTTACTGCGGAACCTGACGCGGCGATCGTAGAACTGCAAAACGTCGATACGATCCTGGGGACTGAGTTCGCCAATTTGGAGCGATTTCTCTTCGGAGCCGAGGCCAAAGTCGGGCGCTATTGGCAAGACCTGGAGCGCGGCGATGAATGGCACAAGGTATTTTTGACAGGTTTGGTGGACGACATAGGCGACGACGAGATGGCCGCGCGCGTCACGATTGTCTCGGACATCTATTCGGATGTGGACGTCGGGCCGACGCGCAATATTCGAAGACTCTGCCATGCGCAACCGTACAAGGGCTTCGAGTGCGGATCTACAAGCAATTTGCCGACCTGTCCTCGCACGCTGGCCGCCTGTCAAGCTCGCCATCCTGGATCCGATGCGTTCGCGCGTCATATGGGCGCGCCATATCTCGACAATAAGGTTCAGATAACGATCCCGCAATGATTTTCGATCTTCAATCTCCGATCCTTCGACGCCGCGCCGGCGGACCGCGATACATGCGCCGCGAGCTACTCCTGGACGGCGGCTCGGAGGTGGACCAATCGCTTATCGATTTCGGAGGCGGCGATCGTTTTATTAACTTCGAGCCCCTCGCCGTCGTTCCGCAACATATACCGACGCCGATCGAGATCGCGCAATCTCTGGCGGGCGGATTGAGTTTGGAACAATTGGATCAGGCGGCGCGCTTCGAGACTGAAGAGGGCGTCCCGATCGGGATCTTCTACGGCAAAATACTATTTGCTCTGAAGCTGGTTTCGCACCTGTATGAGCCAGGCCCCGGCGTTGGCCTACCTCGAAATAATTTTACCGGCATTCTCGGTGAAGGGTGGGGCGGCCTCGGCCGTCACGGTGAATTTAATCGCATCGTCAAGGCATGGCAGTTCGGCGAGGAATTGGCCTCGGCATTTAACTATCAAATCTACGTAGACGACGCTGTACCGCAAGGCGCCACGATCATCCCTGGCCTGGATGGTTGGAACTGGATTTCGACTAATCCTACCCCCTACTCCAGAAAATACGCCCATCAAGCGCCTTTGATCGCGGGCACGCATTTTCACCAGTTCTCGAACGCGAGTCAGACAATGCCGGTTCAAGCCAACGATCAGCTTTACTGCTTTGTTTGGCTCGATCCGACGAATCCGCCCACGGAGGTCATGCTGCAATGGCAAGTCGGCGCGGACGCCGAGCATCGAGCTTATTGGGGCGCGGACTCGATACCCTTCGGCACGCCCGGCACGGACGGCCGCCGAAATGCCGGAGCCTTACCGGCGACTGGTAAATGGGTATTGTTGCAGATTGCGGCAAGCCAGGTCGGGCTCGTCGGCCTGACGGTCAACGGAATGGCGTTCATATGTTTCGGCGGGAGCGCGGCCTGGGATCAGGCAGGAAAATACAATTCCTCTGGCGTCCCTCTTGGCGGGACGTACCTTTTTCGGCCGGGAGTCATAGCGACCGACGCGCAAACGATTGAGCATGCCTTCCTCGGCATTCCGACCGGATTGGCCTATTCCGGCGCCGCGAATGTTTTCGTCCGGCTCAACACGACTCAATCGGCGCAGGACAGACCAGACGGCTTCAAGTGCATCGCCGAATGTCGGAAGACGTATAACTATGACGCCACGGGAGCCGAGATTGATTACGGCTACGCGCCCAGTCCCGCGCGAGCGGCGGCTGATAGATTCCAGTTCTTTTTTCAGCGCCGATACCGCGATCGGCTCGATATTGCGGCGGACAAGTTTCGCCGTCGCATCGACTGGCGAAGTTGGGTTGAGTGGCTAAAAAACAGCGCAGAATTGATTCCGTGGGACAGAGAGGGGAACGGCGTAAATGTCTTAACGCCGCGCGCCGAGTTTAATGGAGGATTCACTGGCCCTACTACGATGGCGCAAGTTCTCGATGCGACCTGCGGGCAGTCGTTTACTATGTGGGCGGACGACGGCGAAAAAATAATCTTTCTGCCGCCGACGCCGCGCTCGCCGGTTCATCACTTTCACCCAGGCAATATTACGAGCGCGCCTCAACGCTCTACGCTGAAGCCTAGAGCGCGCTATAACAGATTCATCGGCCGATTTCGCAACAGCGAAAGCGAATTCCTCGAGCCTGGCGCCGTAGAGCCGCCGGACGATACTCCTCAGAATCAACTCCGCGAGGAGTCGAAGAGTAGAACGGGCGAGATCCGCACCGAGCTTGCATTAGGCGGCATGACGTATTCGCAGGCTCAGCGCATCACCGAGTACACCGCGCGCTTTACGCACGATAATCCAGTTCGCGTCAGCCTGGTGGGCAATGCGACATCGATCCATCTCCTGAAGGGGGATTACGTAACCGTCTCCCATCCTGTCTTGGGCTGGACTTATCAATTATGCCTCGTGGTCTCAGTTACGGTCAGAAGCGCCGAGAACTCGGCCGACGAATGCGAGTTTACATTGCAAAAAATCGAAGGGTCTCTTGACGTTGATACGTACCATCGGCCCAGACAAGTAACGCTGACGCTACCATAGATATGAGTTTCGACGTTTATCCACCGGCAATTCCCGTCCTGCCGAATGACAAGCTTCCCTTCGAGGCGCGCGCCCTGCTGCCTCCGCCCATGCACAAAATCTATCCAGGCTTCGGCGTGGTTCAACAGGACTATTCGGTCCGAGTTTCGCAGCCGGGCGTCAGTGTCAATATCAATGCCGAGGGCGCTTTTCGCCTTGTAGGCGGCGTGGGTTCGCTTGAGTGGACGATGGTCCAGAGCTGCCTACCGCTGGCAGGGGCATCTCTGATCTTCCTTGTATTTCTCGATCGGCCAGGCGGAACGGATTGGCAATATCAGGTGTCGGTAGAATTTGATCGGGTCAAAGTCTTCGACGAGCTTAGCGTGATGCTCGCAAATGTACCTCTGCCGGTGTCCGTGGGTATGCGATTCAAAATAGAAATCGCCTCGGGCTTCCGCTTATTCGTTAATGACAATTTGGTCCATTCACGAACAAGCCTCGGCGCCGCAGTCGCCTATCCTGCGATTTATCGCGGGCTCATTATAGGCACACCGCCATTTACGGCGGCGCCGCCGGAGACTGTCCCCGCTCCCGTATTGAAAGGCGATTGGAGACTGGCGGCGATTGATCAGTTCGGAGCGCCGATTGTAGATTTCACCGTCGAGCATGGCTCGCTCGGCGCGGGAGCGAGCGAGCTGCAAAAGATTTACTCGGGCGGCAGCGTGCCGGGCATATACAAGCTGCGGGCAAGTATAAATCCGGGGCTGGACATCTACATGGAGGACGCCATCCCGACCGGCGGGACGCCGGTAACCTCCGGCGGC